GACGACGAGCGATACACTATATATGAAATTCATGCCGATTTAATAATCGAAGGTTTGGATGACGAAGATGGGATAGCAAAACCTTACATAGTAACCATAGAGCGTGGGACAGAAGAAGTACTAGCTATTCGCCGTAACTGGAACGAGGAAGACGACTTAACATTAAAGCGTCAACATTTCGTACACTACGTATATGTGCCCGGATTTGGCTTCTACGGCCTTGGACTGATACATATAATAGGGGGGTACGCTAAAGCCGGAACGTCTATTATACGGCAATTGGTGGACGCTGGTACGCTATCTAACCTTCCGGGGGGTCTAAAATCTCGTGGGCTACGCATTAAAGGCGATGATACTCCTATAGAGCCGGGCGAGTTTAAAGACGTAGATGTACCATCCGGTAGCATCCGCGAAAACATTATGCCCCTTCCTTATAAGGAGCCGAGTCAAACTCTGCTAGCTTTGCTCAACCAGATTACTACGGAAGGCCGTCGCCTAGGCGCTATTGCTGATATGGACATATCCGACATGTCCGCTAACGCCCCAGTAGGTACTACATTGGCGTTACTAGAGCGAACACTAAAGCCTATGGCTGCGGTAATGGCGAGAGTCCATTACGCTATGAAGTTAGAGTTTAAGATGCTCAAGGCTATCATGGCGGAAGAAGCCTCTGAAGAGTACGATTACCAGCCTAACAGAGGAGAGGTATCAGCACGTAAATCTGACTACTCTATGGTTGATGTAGTTCCCGTAAGTGATCCTAATAGTTCTACAATGGCGCAACGGGTAGTACAGTATCAAGCAGTGTTACAGATGTCGCAACAGGCACCTCAAATATACAACCTACCTCAGTTACACCGTCAGATGATTGAAGTGTTAGGAGTTAAGAACGCCGACAAGTTAGTGCCCACAGAAGATGACGTAAAGCCTACCGATCCCGTAAGTGAGAACATGAACGCCTTAACTGGCACCCCCATAAAAGCGTTTATAACTCAAGATCACGAAGCCCATATGCAAGCACACCAATCGTTCATGCAAGACCCCCTGATTGCGCAGACTATTGGACAGAACCCCCAAGCTAAAAGAATAATGTCGGCGCTACAAGCGCATATTGCGGAACATCTAGGATTTAGGTATCGCGCCCAGATGGAAGAAAAACTTGGCGCACCGCTACCCCCACCCAATCAAGAACTTACCGCAGAGACAGAAGTGCAGCTAGCACGACTTATAGCGGAAGGTGGTAAGCAACTTACAGCCCAGCATCAGCAAGAAGCGGCACAAAAAGAAGCGCAGAAGAAACAGCAAGACCCTGTTGTACAAATGCAACAAGCGGAACTACAAGTTAAACAGCAAGAAGTCCAGCGTAAATCTCAGAAAGATCAAATGGATATGCAACTTAGGCAGGCAGAACTACAACGTAAATCTCAGAAAGATCAAGCTGACATTGCTATAGACCAACAGCAACTACAACTTGAAGCCCAAGAATTGCAGGTAGACACTGAGAAAACTGTGGCGAAGATGGCGGCGGACAGACGTAAAGATGCCAGAAAAACAGAAATAGACGTTATGAAAACTTCCGTAGAAACAGCAAACAAACGTAACAAGGAATAAATATGGCTACTACCGTCTTAGACGTGCTTAAAAAGAAAATCGAGGACGACATGTCCTCCGCGCAAGAATTTCTAGGTAATGGAGGAGCTAAAGACTTCGCCCAGTACAAAGAAATAACAGGAATGCTACGAGGTCTCACTTCCTGTTTGAATCATGTAAACGACCTCTCGCGTAATTATTTGGATGATGACAATGACTGATTTATCAATCGCAACAAAAGAAGCGGAAACCGAAGAAGAACTCGAACATCAAATCCCTGCTCCTGTGGGATACCGAGTCCTAGTAGCCATGCCGCAAGTAGATGATACCTACGGCGAAAGCGGCATTATTAAGTCTAGTAAGGAAATGCATAACGAATACATCATGTCTACCATCGGGCTTGTGCTCGACATGGGTAAGGAAGCGTATTCGGATAAAGAGCGGTTCCCTACGGGTGCTTGGTGTAAGGCTGGAGACTACGTTATGTTTCGTGCCAATACAGGCACACGTTTTAAAGTAGGTGGTGTTGAGTATCGTCTGATGAACGACGACTCAATTGAAGCAGTGGTAAGCGATCCTCGTGGCGTTACACGAGTGTGAGGAGTAAGTAATGGGATTTCAAAAAGTAGAGTACACTTTTCCTGATGATCAAGCTGATGAAGGCATAGAAGTAGAAGTAGAAAGTTCTAGCGCCCTAGCTATGGGAGAAAAAGAAACGCCAGTTAAACAAGAGCAAGATAACGAGGTTGAAGTTGAAGTTGTAGATGACACGCCTAAAGCGGATAGGGGGCGTAAAGCATCTAAACCCCCAGAAGACCTTACCGACGATGAGTTAGAAGATTACTCAGATAAGGTACGTAAGCGTATACAGCACTTCAGCAAAGGCTATCACGACGAACGACGGGCTAAAGAAGCATCTCAACGTGAACGCCAAGAGATGGAAGCCTACGCTAAAGCTCTTGTTGATGAGAATAACCAATTAAAAGGCAGTGTTGGTAAAAGCCAAGCAGCTTTGCTAGAACACGCTAAGAGAAGCGCTACCGGAGAAATGTTACTTGCAAAACGGGAGTATAAAAGCGCGTATGAAGATGGTAATGCCGATAAGCTACTAGATGCACAAGAAAGGTTAACCAATGCTAAGATAAAGGCGGATAAGTTAGAGAATATAGCGCCAGAGCCTTTACAAGAAGCTAAAGTTCCTGTACAAATACCACAAGAAGCTCCGACTCCGCCAGATGCCAAAGCGTCCGAATGGGCAAATGAAAATTCTTGGTTCGGTTCCGATGACGAGATGACAGCTTATGCTATGGGTGTACACAGTAAGCTAGTTAAGCAAGGTGTGGACACCACTAGCGATGAATACTACGAGGGCATTGATGCTCGTATGCGGAATACCTTCCCCGAAGAATTTGGGGAAATTGAAGAACCAGAGGTTAAGACAAGTAAGCGACAGTCAAATGTGGTTGCCCCCGCAACGCGGAGCACAGCACCCAAAAAGGTGCGATTAACGCAAACACAGGTAGCTATTGCTAAAAAACTTGGAGTACCTATTGAACTATACGCCCGAAAGGTTGCTGAAGAAGAGATGAGGAAAATATAATGGCTGATAACAGAATTAACCGTGAAAATACCACCCGTGAAAAAACGGCCCGTAAAGCAGCTTGGACTAAGCCGGAATTATTACCTTCCCCTAATCCTGAGCCGGGTTACGTATTTCGTTGGATTCGTGTAAGTACACAGGGTACTGTTGATGCTACCAATGTTTCTTCAAAGATACGCGAAGGCTGGGAGCCAGTAAAAGCGTCAGACCACCCAGAGATTACTCTTGTAACTATCGAGAACGAAAGGTTCAAAGATAACTTGATAATCGGTGGACTAATGCTATGCAAGGCTCCAGAAGAACTAGCTCAAGAGCGCAATACTTATTACTCTGACCAGAGTAAAGCGCAAATGCAGTCAGTTGATAACAGCCTAATGCGGGAAAATGATCCACGTATGCCGCTATTTAATGAGCGGAAATCGAAAGTTACCTTTGGTAAGGGAACTTAAACTAAATTTTTTATAGGTAAAATAAAATGGCAACTACAGCCGCTCCTTACGGGTTTGTTCCCGTACGTAAAGCTGACGGTACCCCTTATACGGGTGCTCGTGACGCTTTTCTTATTACTCCTGCTGGCGTAGCTCAAAATATTGGCTACGGTTCTCTTGTAGAGATCAATGCAGGTTATGTTCAACTAGCTTCTGGCACTGGCGCAGACGCAACTAATAACAACCTTGGTGGTAACGCTATCGGCGCACTAGGCGTGTTTGTTGGTTGTGAATACATCAATGCTGAAGGTCAATTGATATTTGCTCAGTTTTACCCTTCAGGCACTGCTAACGCTACTGCTTATGTTATAGTCGATCCGGGCGTAACTTTCCAAGTACAAGCTGACGCTGCTATTGCTCAGACTGCTCTTGGTCACAATGCTCCTTTGACTGGCGCACAGAATGCTTTAACTTCTGTAAACACTACTACTGGTAAGTCTAATATTGCACTCGACGCTACTACTGCGACTGCATCTAGAGCTTTCAAAGTAATCGGTTTTGTAACTAAAACTGGTTCTACCATTGGCGACGCTAGGACTGATGTCTTGGTTAAATTTAACCTACCGTACCACCAGTTTGGTACCGGCATCGTAGGAGAATAACTAGATGGCTATTTCAAGAAGTCAATTACTAAAAGAGCTACTCCCCGGACTAAACGCATTGTTTGGCCTAGAGTACGCGAAATACGGCGAAGAGCATAAAGAGATTTTCGAGACTGAAACCTCTGATCGTTCTTTTGAAGAAGAAACTAAGCTATCTGGTTTTGGTTCAGCTCCAACAAAATCAGAAGGTTCTGCAATTGAGTATGATAATGCTCAAGAAGCATGGACTGCACGCTACACTCACGAAACTGTTGCAATGGGTTTCTCAATCACTGAAGAAGCGATTGAAGATAACTTGTATGACTCTTTGTCATCTCGTTACACCAAAGCACTAGCTCGTGGAATGGCGTACACTAAGCAAGTTAAAGGCGCTGATATTCTTAACAACGCTTTTGCTGCTGCTAGTACTTATGGCGACGGACAAGTACTTTGTTCTACTGCTCACCCACTGGTTAACGGCGGTGTTAACTCTAACCGTCCTGCGGTTGCAGCCGACCTTAACGAAACTTCTTTGGAAGCAGCTATCATTCAGATTGCTGGCTACACCGATGAGCGTGGTCTTTTGATCGCGGCCAAGCCTAAGAAGCTAGTTATCCCACCTTCCTTACAGTTTGTTGCAACTCGTTTGCTTGAGACTGAAGGCCGCGTAGGAACTGCGGACAACGACATTAACGCTATTATGAGCAATGGTGCCGTTCCACAGGGTTATGCAATTAACCATTACCTGACTGATACTGATGCATGGTTTATGATGACTGACGTACCTAATGGTTTGAAGCACTTCGTTCGTAGCCCAATGGCTACTTCTATGGACGCGGACTTCGACACTGGTAACAGCCGTTATAAGGCTCGTGAGCGTTACTCGTTCGGTGTATCTGATCCACTAGGTATCTACGGTTCGCCCGGCGCTTAATCGCGTAGTAACACGCTGTACTAAGGGGGCTTCGGCCCCCTTTTTTATTGTTGACTTAAAGCCACACACTGTGATATGTTTGCCTGTATCGGGAAACAATCCGGTGAATCTGACAGACCCGACTGACGACATGTAGACAGATTCTCCTCAACTCACATGTGAGAATTCTATAATGGCTAATACCACTTTTTCCGGCCCTATCCGCGCCGGTAACATCCGAAACACTATAGGCACAACTGTAGGCACTGACGTTGCTAACGTAGGCTATGTAGTTACGTGCCAAGATGCATTGCAAACCCTTGCGGGTGGCGCAGTTGCCGCCGTTGCAACAAACATAGTAATCCCCGCAAATTCCAAAATTGTTAACATTATTGTTGACATGGTTAGTGCCGCAAACACAACAACAAACATTAGTGTTGGTCAGGTTGGTGGTGGAGCTAGTACGTTTATAAACGCATTGGCATCAGGCACTACTGTT